TTAACTCTGGATATATTGCTAAGCGTGGTCCTAGGCATCAACAAAAGAAGAGCTTTGCTCCATCCACTATTGCTTACGGTCATGGGGAGTGTGCCAGGTACTGGTACCTAGCATTTGACGGGGGAGAGTTCCAAGATTACGCAGATGCATTCGCTGGTGCTAATATGACTAATGGAACTAAGTCACACGAGCGTATCCAGCAAGCCATCCAAGATTCTGGCATTATGATTGATTCTGAGTTTAAGATTACCTACGATGACCCACCAATTTTTGGTTTTGGGGATAACCTTGTAGAGTGGGAAGGCGAAGAGCTGCTTGTTGAGATCAAGACTGCCATGCAGGAAGGCTTTGAGTATCGCAAGAAAACTCGCAAGGCAAAACTTGGTCACATTATTCAGGTGCTAATATACATGAAAATTCTTAATAAAACAAAAGCAGTGATTGTTTATGAAAACAAAAACAACCATGAACTACTAGCTATTCCAGTAAAACTTAATGATAACTATGTAAAATGGACTAACGAAGCATTTGATTGGATGCGTAATGTTCGCAAGGCTTGGGAAGAGAGAACCCTACCTAAAAAGAACTACCGATCAAATTCAAAGATATGCAAGACATGCCCATTGGCTACAGTCTGTGCGAGTGCGGGTGAGGGAGATATTAAGATGAAAGCCCTGGAGCCCCTGGATGAAAATATGTCAATGGTGTGATGAGCCTTTTGATCCTAATGTAAAGTATCAAATTTACTGCACTCCCGAGTGCAGAGAGCAAGCAACTAAAGAAAAAATTCTAGAGCGTTACGCAATTAATCGCAGAAATAAACTTATGCGTAAAGACAGAAAGTGTAAGTCCTGCGGTTCACAGCTTTCTGCATACAACGACGATGTTTTGTGTCAGTCTTGCATTGTTAATCCAGCAGAGGTAAACAAAGCTTTGAAAAGAATTAAGGGCGTTGCCAATGGTAAAGCTGAGCTCGATTAATCCCCAGCCCTCGAAGATATGTGCTATTGACGCAAGTACCAATAGCCTAGCTTTTGCTATCTTTGACGGAGAAGAGCTAGAGGCTGTTGGCAAAATAGAGTTTGTAGGCAACAATACATACGCCAAGGTTAAAGATGCTGCTAGAAAGACGGCTGCCTTTTTTAAACAGTACGGTGTGCCAGAAGCCATTGTCATTGAGCACACAGTGTTTATGAATAGCCCTAAGACAGCGGCAGACCTTGCTTTGGTCCAGGGGTCATTGCTTGGTGCCCTGGGGGTGTCGGGAGCTAAGATTATTAAATCTATTAATCCTATCGCTTGGCAAACTTTTATCGGCAATGGTAGGCTCACACATGCGGAGAAGTCGGTTATACGCGTCTCCAGCCCTGAGAAGAGTGAGTCTTGGTATAAGACAAAGGAGAGAGAGTTCCGCAAACAACGCACCATTAAGTTTGTCAACACTATCTATGACAAATCCATTACTGATAATGATGTTGCCGATGCTGTTGGAATTGGTCACTATGCTGTAAGCAATTGGCAAAAACTAGGTTGACACAAATAGAAGGATAGTGTAAAATTTACTAATGGGAAAGTTGTATCAGAACGAAGCATGGCTTCGTAAACGTTATCACGTAGATAAGAAGACTCCTCAGGAGATCGCCAAGGAGTGCGGGGTAACAGATAAGACCATTTACACACATCTAGATAAGTTTAAGTTAAGGAAAAAATGAGAATAATCAGGCACTTCATTAAAGTTGCCAAGTGGCAGTTTAAACGAATTACCTGCAAGCATAATCTTGCAGGGGAAGCATCATGTCCATTCACGGGACTGACATATGTTACATGTAATAATTGTGGTAAAAGGATAGGGGCATATAGAACTAATGAGCAGGGAAACTGAAAAACAAATCACAGACGTAATGTCTGACATAGCAGCAATGCTAATTGAGAAGAACAGGGCTTATGGAGACTCTGCCCTGGATCCTGTCAGGGTATTTTCTAAGCAAGATAATATTGAGCAACTGTACGTACGTATTGATGATAAGCTATCTAGAATTAAGCGGGGGTATGAATACCCTGGGGACGACACAATATTTGACTTAGTGGGCTATCTAGTGCTATTATTAATAGCAAAGGAAAGAGGCAGAGATGAACAGGACAGATAAGTATATTAATTTAGGCTTTAGGTGGCTACATTATATACATTATAAGCCCAACAAGTGGAGCAGCCCTCATTGGGGTTTTCAGACTACAACCTTTAAAGACCCATCTATTGATTTTTATTTTGGTAGACATGTTTTTGTATTTACGATAAGGCCAAAGTGGTGAAGATTTTTACAGAAGCTGGATCCGTTTACGATATCGATGATAGCGGTATCTGTCGCAAATACCGTGACGGAAAGCTGATAGATTCTTTTAAGGCTTTCTTCATTCGCTCTGTTCCAGATAGTGTCGCAGAATTTAAAGATATATTTGAGTTACCAGAAGATGAGCTTAGGCCTGGAGACAGGCTATATGTTGGCGGTTTAAATAATTGGTGGATAAGCACACCAATGGTAAGGATTGAACACTGATGCCAATTCATGTAGATATTAGAATTAACGAGACATTAATTAATCAGATTCACATTGCTCGTATCAAAGGCGGCACGAAGGCAGATGATATTAATGAGTATGTTGTGGTTGACGGACCAAAGCCTACAAGGTATGAGGATTGGCTAATTGATGGTGTTCCATTCACTCACCGCTATGGGGATGGGGCAGAGGTCTGTGTCGCACGTGCCCTCGAAGCCTGGGGTATGGAGTAAATCAGTGAGACCACACATCTGGATTCGTCAAATGGCCTGGGCATCTAAGTATGGAATTTGGCTGGGCAGAAGGCGTGAGCAAGATCGCATCCTAAAGATCCTGCAGTCATTTGCTGAGCATAGTGAGCTATGTGATTCAGGTTGCTATCCAGAAGACTGTGATGCACTCAGCTTTCAATATGCGATTGAACTAATCAAAGGAGAGCGGAAGTGAGCTTTGAAAGATTTAGCAGCTCAGATATCTATATGTTTGAGCATGTCGGTGGATTTATTGAATGTTGTGGTTGTTGGTTTGTAGATTGGGAGACAGAGATTTTCCCTCAGCTAAAAACACCACTGGAAGCTTTAGAGCATTTAGATGCTCACGAAAAAGCGGGACATGATATAGGAAATGCTCGTAACAGAATTATACAAACATATAGCGACCTAAGTGTTGGCATAGAGCCATATGTAACACCACCAGAAGTTATAGAAAAAGTTAGAGAAAATATGAAGGCAGCATACGATCATAAATACCTTGACTAAAAGTGTTCTGTGCTGTATAATGGTTATACGTTAAAAAATAAAGGAGTAAGATGCCTCGTCGTAAAAAGGTAGCAGCAAAGGAAAACCCATACACAACCGTACCCTATATGGAAGCCGATGGTTTTGCCATCAATGCTGGAGATCTTATTAAGATTAGGGGAGAGTATGGCACTAAGTTTAAATTTAAGGGTGTAACTACAAACCCAGCTACAGGTGCCACATGGGTTGACTGCTTTGAAATATATAGGGGCAAGCCTCAGCAATTTCGTGCATTCAAAGAAGATCGTGTAAAGAGGATTCCTCAAAAGGGAAAGAGAGCAAAACGTGTCAGCCAATCCTGAAGAGCAGGTAGTACAGCATTTAGATACTGTTAACCAAGTGGTTGGGGAGTATCTAAAAGGTAGCGACCCAACAAAGATTTCTAAGGAGCTTTCACTTCCTAGAACAAAAGTAACAGCTATGATCAAAGAGTGGCAGACTCTGGCTGCAGACAACACTGTAATCCGTGCAAGAGCTAAGGAAGCCCTGGCAGCAGCTGACGAACACTACAGCAGACTAATCTCAAAAGCGTACGAGGTGATTGATGAGGCTACAACTACTGCCGATCTGCGTAGCAAGTCTGGCGGCATTAAGCTGGTCATGGACCTCGAATCCAAGCGTATTGAGATGTTGCAGAAAGCGGGTCTGCTAGAGAATAAAGAGTTAGCAGAAGAGATGTTAGAGATTGAGCGTAGGCAAGAAGTTCTTATGGGTATTCTTAAAGACATTGCTACAGAGCATCCAGAGATCAGAGATAAAATTATGACACGTTTGTCAGAAGCTTCCGAGAAAATGAGCGAGACCGTTACAATTGTTCATAGCACAGGAGAATAAATGTTCGATGATTTCTTAGAAGTACTTAAAGATAACCCCTTTGAAGAGAACCCCGTAGATGCTAAGACTTTTGTTGAGAGCGAAGACTACCTGGGACAACCCCCACTATCTGATATTCAGTATGACATTGTTAAGGCCATGAGTCAGATCTTCCGCGAGGAAGAGCTCATTGACCTTATGGGTGAAAAAGAGGGTAGGGAATACTACAAAAAGTATACTAAGAATGAAATTATTTTGCAGCTAGGTAAGGGTAGTGGTAAAGACTTTACGTCCACAGTAGCTGTAGCATTTATTGTATATAAGTTGTTGTGTCTTAAGGACCCAGCAAAATACTTTGGCAAGCCTTCTGGTGACGCTATTGATATTATTAACGTTGCTATCAACGCACAGCAGGCTAAGAACGTTTTCTTTAAAGGTTTTAAAAGCAAGATCGAGAGGTCGCCATGGTTTGCTGGCAGGTACTATGCAAAGATGGACTCCATTGA